CGACGTCGGGGCGGGTGCGTTCACGTTTGTCGACCGCGGGTCGGATGACAGCATCGGTCCGCTGTATCTGATGGTGCTGGGCATGTTGGGGGTTGAGATGAAGTGGACCCCGCCCGTTCCCGATCCGGAGATCTTTTACTAGCAAGGTTTTAAGTAATGAGGTTAAGCAAGGGTTTAGAGGTTTAGAGGTTTAGGGTTGCGGGTTGGGTTTGCGCAGTTCGTTGGCGGGTTGGCGCTAACGGATCAGCGCAGCGAGGGCCTACCATTCCGCTCATGGGACGCGTGTGGCTGGCCGGGCTGTGCGTGGTGGCCGGCGTCGGTGTGCTCGCCGGCGTGGGGTGGGCGCTGCTCGCCGCTGCCGCGGTCGTGTACCTAACCCCGGTGCCGCCGCGGGTGCGACAGCTTGCGACAAACGCGCGTGACTGGACGGCGGTTGCTGCCGGTAAGGCGTGGCGGTGGCTGAGCACCGGCCGGCATCAGGTGGCTATGGGGATAACCCCGGTGGCGCTGGTGCTCGTGCCGTTCGGTACGAGCCTCGTGTTCGGTCTCGGGTGGGCGTTGATTGTTCTCGGCGGATTGGCCGCTGGTGTGGGGCTGCTCCTCGGCTGGGATCCCCGGCCGGGCACGACCCCGTAACTGACGGAGGCCGCCGGTGGGCTGGCTGAGCAGCGTCGAGAAGCAAGGCCTGGCGATCCCTAACGGCACCCAAGGTGTGATGGTCCTGGACGCGTTCGGCGGTGGCCGGCCCAATCTGGCCGGTGCGCTCGAGGCGGACGGGTCGTTCTCCAACTACGCATCCGCCGGCTATGGCCGTAACGAGCTCGTCTACGCGTGTGTGCGGTACCGGGCCGAGTCGCTGCCTCAGGCGGTGTTGCGGGTGTACCCGGCGGGGCCTGCCGGGACCGGTGCCCCTATTGACGACCACCGGCTGCGGACCCTGTTTGAGAAGCCGAACCCGATCACCGGCGAGTTCGAGTTCTTCGAGCTGTCGGTCACGTACAAGGATCTGGCCGGCACTTGTTTCTGGCTGACCGTCAAGGGCCGCGACGGTTTGCCGTCGCAACTGTGGCCGCTGCGCCCTGACCTGGTCGGAGTGCTGCCCGACCCGAACGACCCGGCCGCATATGTGTGGATCTACCGGCCGGACCCGCAACGCCCCGAGATTTGGATCCCCATCCCGGACGCCGGGTCGCCGGCGGCGAAGACCTCGCAAACGTCGATCATCCGGGTGCGTTACCCCAACCCGAACCCGAACGACCCGGGGCAGCGGTACTTCGGTCAGCCGCCGCTGCGGCCGGCGGCGCGGGCGGTGTCGCTGGACAACGCGGCAACAGACTTTGTGGACAGTCTGCTGCGCAACCACGCGCAGCCCTCGGTCGTGATCGAGTCCGAGGCTGAGGTCACACCGGCGGTGCATGAGCGGCTCACCTCGATGTGGACCAACGCGTTCGGCGGGCCACGGCGGGGCCGGCCGGCGTTCCTGCAAAAGGGAATGAAGATCCAGCCGCTGGGGATGACGCCGCAGACGCTGGAGTTTCCCGACCTGCGCGATCAGTCAGAGACCCGCATCTGCGGCGCGTTCGGGGTCGAACCCATCCTGGTCGGCGCGAAGATCGGGCTGATGCACAACGCGTACAAGGACTACCGGGAGGCGCGGCTCGCGTTCTGGGAAGAGGCCATGTTCTCCGAGCAGCGGCGCTTCATCGAACCGGTTCGTTCGTTCCTGCTGCCCGGTTTCCAGGGGGCGGGTCGGCGGCGGCTGCGCATGGACTGGGACAACTCCGGGGTGCTGGCACTGAAAGAGGCCGAGGGTGCCCGGTGGACCCGGGCGGTGTCGGCGCTGCAGGCCGGTGGTATCACCCGCAACCAGTTCCTTGTCGCGGTCGGCCTGCCCGCGATCGGCCCGATCGGTGACGTGTTCCTCAACCCCGGCGGCGTCACATTGCAGGCCGTCGACCAGGAGCCGACCCTGGCCGAGCAGGTCAGCGCCAGCCTCGGGCTGGTTGCAGCCGAGTACGGCATCGAACTATCTGACGGCGAGCTTGAGACGCTCCTCGCCCGTACCGCGACGGTGGAAGGCTGAAACATGGCTACTAACGAATGGCTGCGGCTGGGTAGCGGCGGCGTGGTCCCCATCACCTGGGACGTGACCAGCAAGTCTGACAGCGGCGGCCTGGAGGGTTGGGCGTCGGTCTTCAACGTCGTCGACGACCAGGACGAGATCGTTGTCCCTGGCGCGTTCAAGAAGACGTTGGCCGAGTGGCGCCAGTCGGGGCGGACCATCCCCTTGTCTAAGAATCATGAGTTCGCGGTCGACTCCGTCATCGGGTCACTCAAGTCCGCCGAAGAGACTCCGTATGGACTGCGGATTCAGGCCGGCTTCGCGTCCAACCCCGACGCGCAGAAAGCGCGGGGGCTGGCCAGAGAGGGACACCTACGCGGGCTGTCCATCGCCGGCCCGATCTTCAAGTCATCGGGCACCATCCGGAACGGCAAGCAGATCCGGGTGCTGCAGGAGGTCGGCCTGGCGCAGATCGCGCTCACCGCATATCCGGCCAACACTTCGGCCATGACCACCGCGGCCAAGGCTGGCGGAACGCACCGCACCGACGTGGTCGATGTGGCGTGGAGCGCGGCCGAGCAGCTCGCCAAGGCCAACACCGAGGCCGAGCTCCGGCACATGTTCGCCCACCTGCGCGCCGGGGCGGACGCGACCGCCAAGGCCGGCTACCTGTCGCTGCACCACACCGCGGGCGTCGACACACCCGCCGTGCTGTCCGCGGTGCGCGACGGCCTGGCCCGGCTGGCGTCTTCGGGTTTAAACGAGGACGAGCAGGCCGCCGTCAAGGCCCACCTGCAAGCCCACGTCGACGATCACGAGCGGGCGCTGACACTGCTGCCGGTGTGGGAAGACGACATGCGCGCGGCCCTGGGCATCTCGTCCGAACCGGTCCGCCGCGCCGCAATCGAGCAGCTCATCAAGGCCCGCTATCCGGTTCTGTCCGGTGTGGTCAGTGACGCCGGCGCCGGTACGGGTGATGATGTGAGCAAGACGTCCGATCATCTCGACGACGCTTCGGCGTACGCTCTGGGCCTGATCGGTGAATCCGGGCCGGACACTCCACCCGGCGGCGAGCCGAAGTCCTCACTCGCCGAGGACCTCTTAGCCAGTCTTAGTGCGGCTAAGACCAGCGTTGATCTCGACGCCCTCGCGGCAGAGATTGAGCGCTCCGGCACGTAGGAGTCACCTCGCATGTCCGACACATCGCAGAAATCCCTGATGGACAAGGCGATGCAGTGCATCCACCTTGCCCGGACCATCCGCGACCGGCACGCCGACCCGACCAAGATCCCGGGCGAGGACGCGGCCAAGATGAAGACCCTGCTCGGGGAGGCGGCCCGGCTCAAGGAAGCCGCGTCGCTGGAGAAGAGCCAGGACGACATGGAGACGTGGGCCTCGGCCCCCGACCAGGTCCCGGCCGCGTTGGCCGCGGACGCCGCCGCAGCAGCGGCCCAGGTCGGCAAGAGCGGCGACAACGCCCAGTACGCCGAGGCGACCCAGCGTCGCCAGCTTGAGCTGTTCGCCAAGGCGATGCGTAACGGCTGGAAGAACGAGCCGTGGTTCGCCGGCCTGGACGTCACCGAGAAGGCCAACCTGATCGAGGACGCCACCGGTGAGGTCATCGTGCCCCACGACATCGCCGGCCCGATCTTCAAGACCCTGCCGCGGCTGGGCATCTTCCGCTCCTCGGGGCCGACGATCCGGCCGACGTCGTCGAACAAGGTCGACCTTCGTTCCCTCACGCAGGCCACCGCCGGCTGGGGAAAGATCGAAGTCCTGGGCGCGGCACCGACCGACGCGAACGTTGTGCCGAACACACCGGTCGACGTGATCGAGGTCCACGACCTGATCGCCATGTCGAAGATCGGTGTGGATGAGCTCGCCGACACCGACGCGAACCTGATCGCCCTGATCCAGGACATCGTCGGGCAGTTGTGCGCGCAGATGGAAGACGACGCGTTCGCCAACGGCAACGGCACATCCAAGCCGTGGGGTCTGGCGATGCGGGCCACGCAGGCGTCGCCGCTGATCACTCAGGGCGTGACCGCGTCGACCACCGGGCTGATCAAACCCGACGAGTTGAAGAGCCTCATGTACCGCGTCGGGGGCCGGTTCCGCACCAACGGCGCGTACTTCGCATCCGGCGACGCGGCCGAATCGATCGCGCTGCTCAAGGACTCCACATCGAACTACCTGTGGCAGCCCTCCGTGCGTGCGGGCGAGCCGGACACCCTGTTCGGTAAGCGGTTCTACACCCTCGAGGGCCTACCCGCGATGACCGCGACGACCACTGCGGTCGACCCGTCGGTCATGTTCGGTGACCCGGCGATCGGCTACCTGGTGGCGGACCGGCAGCGCATCACCGTGCAGCGTTTGGACGAGCGGTTCGCCGAGCTGGGCCTGGTCGCGTTCATCTTCAAGCTGCGTGTCGGCGGAGATGTCATGCGCCCGGCGGCGTTCGCCAAGTACCTGCTCTAGGAGATAGCTAAATGACGACGCTCAAGGCTGACGGTGGCGGCGGTGCTGGGGCCGACACCGCCAGCCTCTGCGCGGCGCAGGTCGGCAACGGTGTCACAACCGACGTCATCGACCGTGGCGCCCGCATGGGGCCGGCTCTACTCAAAATCGTCACGGCCATCGGCGCGACCCCCACATGCACATACGCGATCGAAGGATCGCCGGACGGCGTTAGCTGGTTCGCGATCCCGTACTCCGACTCGGCCACCCCGGAAACGATCAGCGTTGCCACGTTCGTGATCACCACCGCGATCACGGCCTGGAAGTACCTGCAGGCCAACCGGCCGTGGCGCTACCTGCGGGTCACGTTCTCGGCTAACACCAACGTGACCAACACGCTGGACCTGTTTACGACCTGAACCGGAAGGACGAGGTATCCCCGAATGGCACAGATCACCGGTCGTACCCGGGGCGGCGCCGACCTGCCCGCCGTCCCCGGCGAGGCCGCCTCAACCGAAGCCCAGCTACACGCCGACGCGGCGCCGGCCACCCCAGCCGACCCGGCCCACCCGCCGACCCATCCGGCGTCACGCCACCCCGACGGCGGCGGTAGCGGTGGCCATGGCGTCGGGCACAAGTAAAGAAAGACCGAAAACGGTTCACGAGAAGGGGTTACGAGAATGGGCGAATTTCAGGTAACCGTCGTCGCTGTCGGCGGCCACGGTTGCGAACGAGACAAGGGCGACGGAGAGACCGTCATCGGCTGCGAGCGGCGCGACTGCGTCGACTGCATCGCCCGGGAGTACGTGCGGCGGCTGCGCCGATCCAGCGCCACCGTCAGCAAGGCGGAGATCCACCACTGGCCCCACGAGCCGGGGGCGGTGCTGGACAACCTGCTCACGGGCGAGCGGCGGGGCTCGTTCCCCGAGCGGGAGCAGTACCTGGCGTACAAGCGGACGGAGACGAAGGCATGAAGGTCAAGATGCTCGGTCCCATCGCCGGCGTCGGCCCCGACGGTTCGATCACGTCGTGGGGTCCCGACCAGGTCGTCGACGTCGACGACGACGACAAGACCGCGGTCGCGTTCTACCAGGCCCGGGTCAAGGACGGCGTCGCCGTACTGATCGACGAGCTGGCCGCAGCCAAGGCGGTCGTCGCCGCGGCCGATGCCAAGTCAGAGGCGGATGCCGCGGCCGATGCCAAGGCCGATGCGGCCGAGGCGAAAGCCGACGCGAAGGCGTCCAAGGCAACCCGCGCAGGTGAGTCCAATTAAGATTTTGTGGCACAGTGTCGCTCCCTGGGCCCCGACGGGGTACGGGCAGCAGACCGCGCTGTTCGCCCCCCGGATCAAAGCCCTCGGCCACGACCTGGCCATCTCGTGTTTCTACGGGGTGCAGGGCGCGGCGCTGATGTGGCAAGGGATCAAATGTCTGCCGTCCTACTCGGCCAGCTACGGCACCGACGTCATCGTGCCGCACGCCATGAGCCACTTCGGCGCGGCCGACGCCAAAACCGTCCGGGAGGCCGCCACCCGCGGCCTGATCATCACCTTGTGCGACACGTGGGTCTTGGACGCGCCGCTGCTGCCCGACATGAACGTCGCCGCCTGGGCGCCGATGGACCACGAGACGATGCCCCCGATCGTTCACGACTGGCTCGAGAACTCCGGCGCCATACCCATCGCCATGTCCCGCTTCGGCGAGCGTCAGCTACGCGACAACGGATTCAACCCGCTGTACGTACCGCACGGGGTCGACACGGCAGTGTTCCACCCGGGCGACAAGGACCAGGCCCGTCAGGCCGTCGGCCTACCCAAGGATGCGTTCGTGGTTGCACTGGTCGCCGCCAACGTCGGCAAGGACGGCGCGCGTAAAGCGTTCTCCGAGCAGATCCGCGCGTTCGCCGAACTGCGCCGCCGCCACTCCGACGCGATGCTCGTCCTGCACACCGACATCGACTCACCCGTCGGGGTCAAGCTGCGGGACCTGCTCGCCGACCTGCCCCGCGGCTCGTACATCTACTCAGACCAGTACGCCTACCGCACCGGCGTGCCGGCCGGCGCGGTCGCCGACATCTACCGGGCCGCGGACGTGTTCACGAATACATCCTGGGGTGAGGGCTTCGGGATTTGCATCATCGAGGCCCAAGCGTGCGGAACCCCGGTCGTGGTCACCGACACGACCGCCATGCCCGAGCTGGTCGGCGCCGGGTGGAAAGTTCCCGGCGAGCCGCTATGGCACGACGGTCAGCGGGCGTGGGCCCGGCGGCCGCTGATCGGCGGCATCGCCGACGCGTACGAGCAGGCATACGACCAGGCCCGGGACGAGAACATGCGGGCGTTGGCGTGGGCCCACGCCCAGGCCTACGACGCCGACCGGATCACCGCCGAATACTGGGTGCCGGCGCTCAAGGCGATCGAGGCGAGTATCCAACGCCGGCGGGAAGACCTGCTCCGCATCGCCGACCCGGATGAGCTCACCCCACAGTTCCGCACGTCCGACGGGTTCACGTGGATCGAACGGGGCAGCCGTACCGACGACTGGATCGGGCACAGCGACCACGAGTCTGGCCTGGCCGAGATCATGGACCGGGTCATGCCCGACGGTGGTGTGTTCCTCGACGTCGGCGCCCACATCGGACGGTGGTCGCTGCGCATGGCCCGCCGCGCGTCGCAGGTGTACGCGGTCGAACCCAACCCGGCCACAGTGGACAGCCTGCGCCAGCACATCGCCATCAACCTCGTCGACAACGTGACCATCCTCGAAATGGCGGCGTGGGACCAGCCGGCCACCCTCGAGCTGGACGACCCCAACAACCGGCTCGCCGGCGGGTCGACCCGAACCGTGCCGCTGTCCGAGCACACCTCCGACGAGATCAACCCGGTGGTCGTGGTGGGCGCCGGCCGGCTCGACGCCGAACCCGCCCTGGCCGAGCTCAAGGCGCTCGACCTGATCAAGATGGATGTTGAGGGCGCCGACCTGCACGCGTTGCGCGGCCTGTCGGGGCTGCTCGCCAAACACCACCCGGCGATCCTGCTGGAGTGCCACGACGCGTACGGCTACTACAGTCGCGACGAGCTGCACGCCACCCTGGACGGGCTCGGCTACACCTACGAGGTCGTCAAGTCGAACCTGACGACCTGGTCGCCTAACGGGCCGGTGCCGGTGGCCGTGGCCGCCGACTATCTGCTGTGCCTTCCGGCGCCCACCACCGAGGCCGGGATCGTCGCCCACGACGCCGTGTTTAAACACGGCGCGGCGCAGCGTGAGGAGGAGCTCG